AATCAAACACACTCTATAAATTAAATCTTTATAGGCTCTTGCCTGTTCTTTTATGTGTGGCTCATTATCATCAGAATAACCACATATTTTGTCAGTTAATTGTTTTGCCCAAAACTCAGGAGGATGTCCTCCGTAGTTAGAAGTGGAAACTTCAACTAATCCTAACTCTGGTAAACCCTCTGGTGTTATCTTGTCTACCATTTATTAGGTTCTATTAAATTTAAATGATTATCGGTTCTATCAATTAAAGTAGGTTGTTGATATTTTTTAGTTATTTTAAATTCACTAATCCTAGATACTTTTAAAGTGTCTTCACCCTGTATAACAATTAAAGGATCTGCAAGCCTATGGTATCCGTATAGTTTTTGTTCTGCTGGTACATCTGTATCTAGTAATCCGCTAGAAGATGCTACTTCTATTTGTATATTTTTTTCTATACATTTAGATAGCCAAAACTCAACACAACCTCTTCCTGCCTCTGCAAAATGCAAATTACCTTTATAACTAAAATCTACTCCAAACAATTTAATATTTGATACTTCGTTCCAATATGCAAAGGCGATAGCATAGGCAACCGTATTGTTTAAATAATAACAATTAGTGTCCTCTATTATTTCTTTGATTGGGTATTCAACCAAACCAGGACAACGATCGTCTAATTCGCAAGTATATATTGGGCCTTCATGTTCTTTTAAAAGTTTAGCCATACTATCGGTTTGACCGCCTGCATCTTCAGTATCTAAAAACCTAGATGGTGGATCCATCATAAAAATTCTATCGTGATAAATAACAGATCCAACTCCGTTAATAGCCCATACTTCATCAAAATGAACCCCATGTGATTTTGCCAGGTTGTAATCAAACCAACTTTTTCCTAAACCCACAATAGCAATAGTCTTGCCCTTAAGACTTTTAATTTTTTTCATGTACTCTCCTTATTTTACGAAACAGAAGTTCGTAAAGAATCATAACTGTACTCGTCTCTTCTTCCTCTTGCCTCTGCTTGATTTTTTAATCTTAAAACTTCTAAATTAAATCTTTGTTCATATAACTGCATTAGATCGGCATCACCTTTCATAAAAGTATATGCCTCTACTAAAGCACCATAAAGTAAACCATTTCTGGCGTTATTAGACAACCAAGTTCCCGTAGTGTCTGCGGTTAAACTGTTTGGTTTGTATAAATAATGCAATTCAACTGAATAATCTGCATCTGGAACTGGAGATACAATTAAAGTAGATCCATTATTTGATGCCGTTGATAGTTCTTTATCAAAATCTGCATAATACAAAGGTTTGCCCCTTGCAGATATGTCTGTTGGGTCTGGATCATATTCTCTGATAAATGTAGTATGTTTTTTATCTAAATATTCATATGCCCCTGCACTATCTATAAGCGCTAATGAAAAACTTAACTGAAAGTCTGTTGGAGCAGTTAGATAAGTATTACCAGTTGTTAAAAGTCCAGTAACATTTTTTCTAAAATAATCTAATTGTATTAGTTCAAATAATCTGTCTTCGGCATTAATAATAAAATCATTTAATGTAGATACGAAAGTTGTTTCTTCGTTTTCTACGTAGTTTTGTATTAGAGTTTTTAATTCAGTTAATGTCATGATGTAGTAATTGTAACTTCACCTAAAGATCCTGTCACTTTCTCTACGGTAAAATTTGTAGGCAAAGTAGAAGGGTTCATAAAGTCATTTTGAAATATACTAGAGCTAGTAACAACAACAAAGCCTTCTCCAACCTCTAAGTCATTATTTGGTCTTGGTTTATATAAAGCTTCAGGATCTGCTTTAACGGTTATAGGCTCTAGTTGTGGATGTTTTGGCTCATAGCACGTAGAACAAACCTTTAGACCATTCCATTCTTCTTTTAATTCATGAAGTTTGTATTCAAAAGCACAACGGTCACATAAACCTTTAGCGAATTTACCAAGCGCGTAAGCCATATTAGTTCATCCTTAGATTAGGTCTAATTCTAAAAGAAGCTCTGTCTTCGTCTTGATCAGCAGCTCTTCTAAATTCCTCTTCATATAAAGCTTTTAATTGTGGAGTAAGTTGTGGGGATTTTTTAAGTGATAGGTAATACGCTAAACCTGCAACAAAACAAGGATAAAACCTAAAAGGCATATCCATAGTATTAGTAGCTTTATCAGCATCATCCATTCTAACAATTTTGTTGAATACTAAAATATCAGTAGAGTTCTCTGGTGCTGGCCATACTTTTAAAACAGGAGCAATTGTCTTATCAAGAAAATATTGAGAAGGTCTTGCTTGTGTAGTTTTGTTAGGAATATTTAGGTATTCAGATCTACCTATTCTGCTAATAGAAATATCGGTTTGGGTACTATTAACCGTTCTCCTCACAACCACATCTAATATGTCTATTATATTAGCGTTTAAAGTATAGTCCGTAGTCCCTTGAGTAACCGTTTGAGTATCTTGAGATATTGTCCATTGATTTAACCCTCTGTTAGCCCATTCAGCCAACATTAAGTTTATGGATCTCTTGGCAGTTTTTAAGTCATAACCAGTTCTAAGTTCTAATCCACATCTTTCAAATGCTTCTTCTATAAACTCAGCTACATTAGGTTCAAAGTCTGTACTGCTTGAGGTTGCCATTACTCATCCTTGTTATATAAATTATCAAAAACCCTATTTACATCTAAAGTGTAGTCTAAATCAGATTTAGAGTAATGTATATGTTGAGACGGTTTAAAATCAGGCGCTCCTTCTCCTGTAACAAACCAAGCAGGATGTGTGACTCTTACTCTATTATTTGGAAGTGCAACTATATTGCCTGTCCATTCACCAGCATCTAACAACTCTAAAACATGACTACTTTTATGTTGTGCAGGATCATCTGCTATTTCGTTTTCGGCGTAATCAACCGTAAACATGTATTTGGCTGGGAATATTTGACCGTCTATTTTAGCAAGCCAAGGGCAAGGTGTGGCTCTATCTATTACATATACTGCATTGTTATGTGAAGAACAATCCCAAGGTTGTGCATCATGAACTGACATAGGTTTTGCAAAGTCTTCAACTAATGTATCTGCAACTAATCCTGTAATTGGCATTCTGGCCCACATAGCACCACCATTTATATTGCCCTCGTTCCAATCTTCACAATTAGATTCTTCTCCGGTAAATATTATGTGAAAACTTAAACACCTGGTTGGCATGGTGGTAACACCAACCGCCATAGCATGAATAAACTCTCCATGATATTTTTCGTGATTATGAGTGTACTCTCTCCTTACCCAACATTTGAAATGAGGTATATTACTGTAAAGATATGCCACTAATTAAGTCAGATCTTCTCTTCTTCTATTAGCAAATCCTGATGCTATAGACCCACCTTTAGATTTTTTCATGACGGCTCTGCCTTTTGACATTTTCATCATAGTTCCACCTTTGGACTTCTTCATCATAGTTCCGCCCTTAGATTTCATCATTTTTTTGCCGCCTTTTGATTTATAACTAGCCATTATTTTTTACCTTTTTTAGTAGTTGTTTTCTTAGCAGGAGCTTTTTTCTTTGGCATATTGTAGTAAATACGGTCATCAGAAACAGGCTCATCAGGTCTAACTTTAGCGTCTAACCTTGCTTGTAATTTTGGATTTTCAGATTTTTTCTTTGGCATAATTTTTTCCTAACTAATAGTTGTAACTTTGCGTTTATCGTTCATGACAGCTCCACAACCTTTAGCTATAAAACCACCTTCTGAAAGTTTAACACGATTCTGTTTCTTCATAGACTTTTCAATAGCCATACCTCTTTTCTTTTCATAAGAAGATAATTTACCGTCTTTATTAAGATCTGCTTTACTTGAATTTTTTAGTTTTGTCATAATATCACCTTATCTTAATCTAGCGGCCATTACAATTCCCTGACCTCTACTTGTAATTGGTCCACCAGTTGCTGCTTTTTTTCTGCCATCTTTCCAACTAATTGCTTTTGGTCCTGTTTTCTTTTTAGCTGCTGACGTGCATTCTGCTTTTGTAGGTCTACACGCAGGATAGGGTCTTTTAGTGTTTGTTTTAGATTTTCTACCGCAAGGCTTGCCTGTCTTACAATCAATCCAGCCTTTGCCATCATTTTTAGAAAACCAATCTTTAAGTGTTTCTTTTTTAGCCATTACCTTAATCTATTAGTCATAACAGCACCTTGTCCGCGTATTGTAACAGGGCCACCTGTAGATTTTTTTTGCCTGTCGCTACCCATACGGTAATTACTAGGACCGCCAGCGTTTCTACATTTAACTATATGCCCAGATCTGTATGCAGAATTCTGAGGCATTTTTCCACTTACATATTTGTAACAAGCATCTCTTTTGGGTTTTTTTTTCTTAGCCACTAACAATCCCAGTCTTTTCTAGCCCAATAATTAGCACTACATCTATCTGTAGTACCACCCATTCCACCACTTCTAGCGCAATAAGATT